ATTTTAGAAGATGTTGAGGGTGCTTTATGGAATCGTAATATGATTAGTAAAGCACTCATTAAAACAACAGATGTAATACCAAACTTTACAAGAACAGTAGTTGCTATTGATCCTGCAGTTACAAGTAATAAACATTCAGATGAAACTGGAATAGTAGTTTGTGCTAAAGGTACAGATGATAAGTTTTATGTTATAGATGATGTGACTGGTAGATACACACCAGACCAATGGGCAAAGATGGCAGTTGAAACTTATTATAAGTATGACGCAGATAAAATTATAGCCGAAGTAAATAATGGTGGAGATTTAGTTGAAAGAGTGATAAGGACTATTGACAACAACATAAGTTATGGAAGTGTAAGAGCAACTAAAGGAAAATATTTAAGAGCAGAACCAATATCAGCATTATACGAACAAAATAGAGTAAAGCATTTAAAACCATTTCAATTTTTAGAGGATCAAATGGCAAATTATAATCCCACAACATTTTCTGGTTCGCCAGATAGATTAGATGCTTTAGTGTGGGGAATAACAGAACTGTCGCAAAGGACAGGCAAAGTTAATTGGAGAATTAGTTAATGGCAATATACGACAATATTAAAAATATATTTAAAACAAAAGAACAACCAAAGGTGCAAAGAAAAGAAGCACCAGTGGTTTATTATAATTCATTGGGATACGATTCAGCACCTAAAATTGCTTATGATGATTTAGCTACTGATGGTTATTCTGAAAATGCTATTGTTTATAGATGTATTAATGAAATTTCAAACAATGCGTCAAGAGTTAAAATAAATTTATTCAGAGGAGATCAAGAACTTGATAACCACCCTCTACTAGATTTATTATATAACCCTAGTCCAACCATGTCACAAGTTGAATGGTTTCAAGCATTGTATTCTTATTTATTAATTTCAGGAAATAATTATATGTTAAGTGTAGGAGGAGATAATACTCCACCAACTGAACTTTATAATTTAAGACCAGATAGAATGAAAATAAGATCAGGCACAAGAGCAATGCCAGTAGCTTATGATTATATGC